CTCAGGAAAACCATTAATTGTATCTTTACGAAAAAGGACAGTAGCCTTAAATAACTGTCGTTCTTCAGGTGTCAAAAATGAAACTTGCAGGTTGTTTATTGTTGTATCTGTAAAAAGCTGTTTTGGCTCAATTGGAGCATTTGGATCAAGTCTATAACCGCTATCAAATGGCACATCAGGATATAAGCTAAACCTACCGCCTTTAATTCTAAATTGCAGTAAACAATAGCCAGCATTTTCAAAGAGCCATTCGCGTAAATTGACGCGATCTCCGATCACACCATTCCAGAAAAATTGATTAGCTTCGCAAAAACGGGCGGCCTCTTGCATCTCAAGGGCATCCACTTGATCAACGCCAACAGCGTCACCAGCCCCGTAAGCTGTATTTGTCAACAGGTCATAAGCAATCTCGGGCAACAGATTCGTCGCCCCTACACCACCAGAGATAAGTTTTTGAACCTTAATGCCGTTCTTAAAATAAGCAGACAATTCACTAAAAGATGACCACTCAGCGCCACTATTTAACCGAACACCTGCATAAGCTAAATCCCTGTAAGTAGCTAGTGAACCTGTATCGATAATTTCGTTAACCGATACAATCTCATGCTCAGGAGCGCTTTGATTGCTTAGTTCCTCTGAGTCATAAACAACAAAATCCTGGAATGCGTCATTAGGCCGTAGATTGATTGTTCCCTCAGCATTAGTAAAAGTTACGCCATAAAGTGAATCTGCTTCATCTGGCGGCACGCCAAAAATTTGCCAATCAGGATTTGAATTTTCGTTGCGAAAGAATAGCTTTCTACTGCCGGTGTACCAAACAGTAAATCCGTCGTGCTGGAATTGTTGTTGTTTTGGCTGGTTCCAAGTTTCGTCAAAAGACGTAGCTGCATCCAAAAAATATATGGCTTTTGGAAATGTATTAGGTGCATTTCCGCCCCAGAATTCTGAAGCTGCAGCCCCCGCCACAGGTACTAACTGATACTCATAAGCTTCAGCCGAACCTGATGGATGCTGAATGGATAATTGATTGTAAACAGCTTCGGGCGAGCGCCCATCAACGACAAAGCCTGTTTGCGTGTCTGTTAAGTTGAGCCAATTTGGTGAACCCTTTTTTCGATATTCCAAGGCAAAGAATGATAACCGCCTATTGAAAATGTTCATCTGTCCGAGCTGTATAGACCCGCTGTCTTGTTCATATTTCAGAATTGTTTCTTGGTCAGGTTGTGTATTTACGTTGGCAAATCCATTAATTTTTCGGAAAACAACTGACTTTATGATTATGTCTGTCCTATGGCATGGCCTGCTATTGCTAATAGTGGCGACAGCAACTCTTTGGATGGTAAGAGTGTTTGGCTCGTCAGAATCATACTCAAGTCTGGCATCAACTTGACCAGCAGTGGTAGCCTTAAAAGTAGCTATTACTTCAGACTCTTCTAGCCTCCAGGGGCTGCCTTCCTTTTTAATAAGTACACCTAATCCAGTTCCAATGGCATAGGTTTCGCCTACGACAAGAGCATTATCAGCATCAATTCTGCCATTATTAATAGACTGCCGAATATCTTTTATGCCTCGTTTCCCATACCTATCAATATCGGCCACCTGTACCTCATTAGATGAAATCCTGTAAGTAATTTGTTGACCAACTGAATAAGAAATACGCCTTCCATTACCCTCGACATAGGCGTAACGAGGATACCAATCACGCATTCTTCTCTTGGCTGCTGCAACATCATCCTTGACAGTGTCAGTTGCATCCTTCGGCGAGAGTTGTAACTCATAATTGAGTTTGAACCTATTGCCGTTTGGCAAGCACGAATAACAACCAAACGCAGCCTGAGTTGATGGCGTGCGTGCTCCACTAAAATATTGTTTTGCTTGAGAGTTAGTCCATTTAATGGCAAACGGATCAGAGCTAATACTCAAATCAAATGGAGGCTCCATCATTCCATTTGGATATTGATCGACAGAGCCGGAATAGTGATTGATTCGACCGCCTGCTGTTTTGAAATAAAGAGCGAGCTTACCTAACGCATAATTTTCAAGTAATAAATCGCCAATTGCAAATCCAGCAAAATCAGGTTTTTGATCAATGTCACCATGACTAAACATCATCAACGCTCGAAGCTGCTGGCTTCGGCCAAGAGTGATCATGTGTGACCACAGAAGGGAAGAATTAACGCGAACACCCCCTGACTGATTAATACCTGACCCTGTCGTTTTGCAATAAACCAGAGGGACGATTGCTCCTAAACGCGACAGCTGCTGCAGTGAGTCAAACTGGCTTTGAGGTGCAAAGCGGGAATTACTGGTCTGATCACCAGTTTCAAGCCTCGGTCTTTCTTTCTGCTTAGGTGTGCGTGGCTTAGGTGCTAAAAGCATTGACACACCTGTCAACGCAAGTCCAATGACTAGGTTTGTAAGAACTGTCGTGAATGAAACCGGCTCATTCCTAATGTCTGGAATGTGGTCATACTCCGCCCCACGCTTGCCGGTGTACTCCTCATTAATACGTACAAATTCCCAGTATTCCTCTTCTGTAATCCCTACTGCTTCGCAAAGCTGGATTTCGCCTGGCAGTAAAACTCGTGGACCTGAAGGCGCTCGGTGGGACTCCACCGCACCACCGACTCGCCGCAGTGTTGGAAGCTCAGCCATCCACCTTCAAACCAGACTGCCATGCCATAGCCATTTTGTGCCTGACACAGCGCAACTACACCGCATTCTAGGTCGGTAGTTTTTTGACCCCAGCGCCCTAATTCATCAGGAAAAACATCAGTGTCACCATGCCTTAAACGCTTATACCAGCTGCGTTGCGGTTTAGGTGTTTTGATGCCGTACCAGTCAAGAACAAACCGAGCTAGTGATAGGCAGTCACCCTCAGGTCTGGAGACAAAATCTGCGCCTAATCGGTACGGACGACCAATTAGATCATAAGGAGTCATCTGCTAAGAATCGTTCCCGACACAGGCAATGCACCAACCATTGCACGAGTTAAGACACGATTTGGAGTTGTCGCACCAACAGCATCAATAGCACTACTCAACAACACTTCAATAGTTTCGATGTCAAAGCTCATTGATGCAGCAATCCAGATCTCTTCTGTCAATTTGTTCAACCTGCTAGTGAAGCTCTCATTCATCAAATAGGTTTGAACTGTTACCTTGCTACGAGTTTCAACAGCAGCCCGCACAGCATTCATACTGATCTGGTTGGCAGATAAGATTAAAGCTGATTCAAGATTGTCGCCTGAGCGATTCATGGCAGCGCCTTGATAAATAAATGACAGGTATTGATGGCCACTAACAGATTGACCAACATTGCCGTTTTGGTATCTTTGCCCGTCAACATCAATAAAAGTTGTAATTCGCGTGAAAGTCATTTCATCTCATTCCTAATTTGGATCTCTGAGTGCGGCTATTCCGCAGCTGACTCATGGTCATTGCATTGCCGCTCGCTGCACCCTGTTTAGCGGCTTGACTGCCCATCGCACGGACTTGATCAACAGTTGCGTATTCAACGCCGTTGATCACTGTGGTTTCAAGCCTAAATGTTCCGCCACCAGATTGGCCGCCACCGTAGTAATCCATGGCGTTGCGTGATTGCTGATTGCTCAGAACTGTTCCAGATTGATTTGGAACTACGATTTCTGGCCCACGCTCGCCAACAATATAGGGCGTTCCACTTGTCACAGGTCCACCATCAGCACGGAATGCACCAGGGTTAAAGAAACCAGTCATATTTCTAGTGTTTAGTCCGTCAGTAGCACCACCAACGGGAGATGGCGGGCCAAACAGTCCTTGAATCAAACTGAAAACTTGTGCCTCAATTGCTTTAGCGATCATTTCTGATGCACGCTGCAAGAATAAATCAGCAGTGCTGTTAATCATGTTCGCAAGTGCTTCTCGCGCAGACGTAGAACCATCGACCACGCCCTGCAATCCGTCAACTAATCCATTAGCGATAACACCACTTAGCTCAGCCGCCATCTGCTTCATTTCAGCCAACGTATCTAGCTGTTCCTGAAGAGCCTTGTTCTTTTTGAGGATGGCAAGCACTTCTGCCTCCTCCAATCCTTCAACGCTTTGAGCAATTCTTGCTGCTTCTTGAAGGAGTCCCACTTCGTCACCACGACCCTCCAGTTGCGCCTCAAGCAACTCTGTCTGTTCAGTCAAAGGGCGAAGCGCATCTTTCCTGGCTTTCGTTAGCTCCTGTTGTATTACGAGTTGGTCTTGAGCATTTTGACGAAGAATTTCTTCCAGATCGAGTGTATTAATACGGTCTTGCAAGGCTTTTCCTTCCTCTGTATTTAGGGCCCGCACAGCAGCTTCACCTGCAAATATTTCTTCTACAAGTGCTTTTTCGCCCTCAAGCCTTGCCGCTGTTAGTTGATCGCCTTCTAACAAGGCAATATTGATGTTGTCTTGGATTGGAGCAATCCGTTCTAAGAGTCTAATTCTTTCACCTAGTTCAACAAGATTATCGGTCTTAGGAGTGCTTGTGCTTCCAGCATTAGTATCGACTAAGGAGTCACTACCTGAGCTAAAAGGAGCACCACCACTTTTGCTATCAGGTTTGCCTCGCAATATGTTGACAAAATCTTGATCTTTATCGGCTCTTTTTTTAAGCCGCTCCAGCGTTTCAGTCATTATTGCAAGATTGCCCGCGTTCTTACCAAACCGACCTTGCTCTCTAGCGCTATCAACTTTATCCTGCAAATCATCTCGCATTCTTATTGATTTATTCAACCTAAATTCCGCTAACTTCAGCGTAATACCATTAATCATCGTGGCCAAACCTGACAAAGCTTTCATGCTTTCAGATGCCATATCTTGGAACAATGCACCAATTGCTTTTGTTAATGGACCTAGGGTTGTTTTGAGATTGTTCATTGCTACGTTCAGACGCCTACCTGCTTCAGAGGGTGAGTCAGATATATTTTTTGCCGCTTTTTCAAAGTCTGAATCAGGCCCCAAAAAGCTTGTCGCAAATTTCACAAAATCCCTGACCGAAATTTTGCCATCAGTCATTGCCTTATCAAGTTCTTGCGTACTCATCCCAGTGGCTTTAGCGAATTGACCAAAAGCGCCTGGAAGACGATCACCAATCTGCCCGCGCAATTCTTCAGCTTGCACCTTATTTTTTGAGAATATTTGAGTTGCAGCCCTCAGTATTCCGTTTAGGTCGTCCTGGGTTCCACCGAGCGCTTTGTTAGCAACAGTCAGACCTTCGTAAGTCTTGAGTGCATCCTCAAGTGAGACATTCGCTGATTTTGCACCAGCCAGCGTTTGCGTGAAACCCTGAATTGTTTCAGCCGTTGTGTTGTTGTACTTCTTGTTGACTTGATTCAAACGATTAAGTGCTTCCTCATAGCCAGAACCGGCAACGCCCTTCAGAGCAATTTTTAATTTTTCATTTTGAGCCGTCACGATTGCGGCTTCCTTGCCGAACCTGGAAAGAGCTAAAGTCCCGTCAATAAATAATTTTGAAGCTACACCTATTGCTGCCCCTTTTGGCCCTCCAAACGCCAATGCACCAGCAGCACCAGCACCTATAAGGCCCGCGCCAGGCGCATTTGAAAAAGCAGCTCCAGCCCCAACAGCTCTGGCTGTTTTGCTTTTTGCAATCGACCTTGCTGCTTGTTTGCCTGCTTCCTTAGCTGCACGACCAAATTCTTTAGCCTTGCGTGTGGCATCACGGAAAGCATCACCGATGCCATTAACAGCAGACCTGCCTGTCGAACCAACTTTTCTGAACGATGAATTTAGAGATCTGCCAACCTTCCCTTGAAGACGGCTAACATCACGCCCTACCTTTTTAACGCCACCGCTAAAGCGCTTGAGTGCCCGCTCGGCTTTAGCCGACGTAAATTCAAGAGCAACGCCTAACGAAACCATTTAGACGTTGAATCACTTGGCTCAGTCTATCTGCGCCCACGCTTTGCTTTTTTCATGGCAGCCTGCTCCTCATCACTACGAAGCTCGTAAAACGCAGACCAAATCAATAGCTCTTCAATGGTCATACGCTCTCGAAGCTCACTCAGCGTATAGCCAAGCTTTTCGCATAAAAGCAGCTCAAGAACTATCTGACCATCTTGCTTTAACTCAGCCTTTAGCCCTTTCCCTTGGCGTTTCCCTCTTGCTCTTCTGCCTCCACTTCGTCCTTGCCAAGAAGACCCATCATTGCCTCCTCCAGCTCAGCCGCTGGCCATTCTTCCTTTAGTTCCGCGTACTGACCCGGCTGAAACATTTTGCTGCCATCTTTCTTCAGCGCTTTTTTGATCAACAGCTTTAAGCCGAACTCGTTGTTGTCCTCCTTGTCCTTTTGCGTAGCTTTAACCCTTTCGCGCTCACCCATGGTGATATCAGTCGACCAATACTCGTATGTTTCCTCTTTGTACTCAAGAGTGCGCCTTTGGGGCTCTTTATTGACTGCCTTGATCAGCTCAGAAAGAGGCTTTGCCATAGATGTTCCAACTCATCTAAATCATACCGTTGCCTTACAGCAATAAAAAAGGGCGGAAAAACCGCCCTAACTATTGGGGATCGCTATAAAGCTTAAACCGTAACGCCAAAGATAGCGTCAGGAGTGTCAGCAACGCTGAAAGTCACCTCAGCCGATAAAGCATCTGAAGTGTTTGCAGTGATGCTAAATCCCATCAAGTTCACCTTGCCCGCGTAGAAACGCGAATTCGCATCATCAACAGTGCTGCCAGCACCAGCAACAGCTGAGATATACAGCTTGGCGTACACAGTTGAATCCATCATGATTGAATCGGCCAAAAGCCGATCACCCATTGATTGCTGATCTTCTGTGAAAAGCAGCGTCATTGAACCTTCGCCGTTAAGCGTGGTCTTTTGCTGCTTCCTAACAGGCGCTACCGTGCCGCCGGTAGAAACACCGCAAGGCAAAGTTGTGACATCGGCCATCTCGGCAGTCAGGTCAAGCGACCATTCCTGAACCGAGCAGACAACTTCAGTTCCCGTGAACTTGATGTCCATGTGACCGGAACCCCAATCGTTCGCGGCATAGGCTGCACCATCAAGAGTGATAGCACTGCCATTCAACGTTGAAGACACCTGAATAGTGCCAGTGCCGACAGCTACGACGAAGTAATTGCCATTAGGCAAGTTGCCGTCTGGCGTACCGCTTGCAGGGTTGGTGACAGTGATCGGATCGCCGACGCGATAACGAGCTTTTGTTCCAACAGTGATATTGGACCCTGCTGCCAACGCTAATGCGCCGATACAAACAGAAGTCCCCGCTGGAGCAAACGTAACTAACCCATCACCTCCCACCAAAGCGGAAGTTGAGCATGAAATTGCTATTGGTCTAGCTCCTAGTTAAGGGAGGCGAAACAACACGGGGGCGTCCGCCCTTGGGGGCCAGGGCTTGCTTGTAGTCTATGAAACCCGTGCTGTAAAGACACCAGAGCAGGTATTGACGTGATGTGGTCTTTCGCCTGACTCAACAGTTATTGGACCCTGTATGTTTCTGACATTCGCGGACATGACAGGATCACCCGATTGCGACATGGAACGATTAATGGTCTGAAATCCTTTCATCACCTCGCAAATGATGTCTTCGCCAGGCTTTGAGCCACGATTCTTAGGCGTATAGACAACGACATTGAGGGTGCCTTGCAAGGTCTCTAAGCCACCATCACCTGGAAACACGTCCTGCACCGTTTGGACAAAACCCATTGAGACCACTGCATAAGACTCGTCTGAAGGTTTGGGTGTTTCTCCAACATTGTCGAAAAATATTGCGTCTGGAGTTACACCAGCAGCCAACAGATCCTGCCGAATCTGCGTTTCAAAAACGCCACGGACTGTTTGAAAACTGCTCATAAGTCAAACTTGGCTTTCGCCTCTTTTGCACTCTCATTGAAAAGCCTATCGACGTCAAAATCTCTGATTTTGCGGAACCAGTCCTTAGATGCAGTCTTGCCAGGCCAATCATCTGTGAGGCATACACGCTGCGAGTAAGGCAGATTTGATGACAGGTAATAGTTGCGTCCAAGTTTTACGTCCAACTCTCTTGCATCAGTTCGTGCG